CGAATTGCCCGAAGAGGATTAAATGGGAAGGGAACACATGAAAGAGATGTGGAGTTCATCAAATCTCATATCAGATTATTGGTTTAAACCACGAAAAACTGAAGATCCAGAGGAAAGAGTGATTCAAGAAGTTTATGGTGACCCTGCTACCATAAATAAAGTCAAGAAAACTACTGACCAATGGCAATTTCAAGGGGATCAAGAGCATTTAGAGACATAAGTCTATCTTTTGACCCACATCCTGTTACAAAAGACTTGCCAATTTTGAAAAATGCGAGAGCAATCACGCGATCTGTTCAAAATTTAGTGCAGACGATACCTACAGAGAGGTTTTTTCAACCTATTTTAGGTTCTGATGTGCGGGCAAGTCTTTTTGATTTCGTTGATTTTGCCACTGCAGGCGTGATTGAAGAACAAATTATCACTACAATTGATAATTTTGAACCTAGAGTTGCGAATGTGCAAGTTGATGTAGACCCTCAACCAGATAATAACAATTTTAATGTTACTATTTTTTATGATATTGTCGGTCAGGAATTTCCCACTCAAGAATTTTCATTTTTGCTAGAGGCAACAAGGTAATATGCCTTTTACTAAATTTACAAATCTAGATTTTGACCAAATTAGGTCTCAAATCAAAGACTATATCCGTGCAAACTCTACGTTTACAGACTTTGATTTTGAGGGATCTAATTTTTCTATCTTAATTGATACGTTAGCTTATAATACCTACATTACTGCATACAACTCAAACATGATTGTAAACGAATCCTTCCTGGATTCGGCAACTTTGAGAGAAAATGTTGTTTCTTTGGCAAGAAATATCGGTTATGTGCCTCGCTCTAGAAGCGCCGCTAAGGCACGTATTAATCTGGCGGTACAAACTACAAGCACATCACCTACTATGACCCTAGAAGCGGGTCTGGTATGCGTAGGAAGTGTTAATGATAGTCAATTTGTATTTTCAGTTCCAGAGGATGTCACTACAACAATTAATTCTGGAACCGCAAAGTTTGATGACCTTGAAATTTGTCAAGGAACTTACCTGAAAAAACAATTTGTAGTTGATGGATCTTTAGATCAACGCTTTATTTTACAAAATGCTTTTATCGATACCTCTACAATCGTCGTAAAGGTTAAAGGAACTTCCGATTCAGGTGAAGGAAGGGAATATGAACTTGCTCAAAACATTTTAAACCTTAATAAAAACTCTGAAATTTATCTTTTACAAGAAGTTCAAGACGAAAGATACGAACTTCTGTTTGGAGACGGATTTTTTGGTAAAAAATTAGAAAATGGTGCGATTATTACCGTTTCTTACATCACAACAGACGGTATTGATGGAAATGGGGCGAAAAATTTCGCATATTCTGGAAGAGTAACTAATAATCTTGGTAATGTTATAGTTCCAAGTGGTGATGTTACAGTTTCCACCACTTCAAAAGCACAAAATGGTGGTGAAATTGAAAGTATTGACTCAATTAAGTACTTTGCTCCAAGAATTTACTCCTCACAGTACCGTGCAGTCACTGCTCGTGATTATGAAGCGATAATTCAGTCAATTTATCCAAACACAGAATCAGTTTCTGTCGTTGGTGGTGAAGAATTGAACCCGCCAGAGTTTGGAAATGTCATTATTAGCATCAAACCCAAAAATGGTGACTTTGTTTCTGATTTTGATAAGCAATCAATCGCTACTAAACTGAAAAATTTCTCTTTATCAGGTATAAATCAAAAAATTGTAGATCTTAAGGTTCTTTTTGTTGAGATTGACTCTGCAATTTACTACAATAATGCAAAAGTTTCAAATGTTAATGATTTAAAATCAAAAGTTTCATCTACACTGAATACTTTTGCAACTGCAAACATTAATCAGTTTGGAGGACGCTTTAAATACAGTAAATTGTGTCAAGCAATTGATAATACCGATAATGCTGTCACTTCTAACATCACTAGAGTAAGAATTAGAAGAAATCTGAAAACTTTACTTAATACTTCTGCACAATATGAACTCTGTTATGGTAATAAGTTCCGCATGGACAAAAATGGGTTTAATATTAAGAGTAGTGGGTTTGGACTTTCTGGAAGGAATGGAACATTCCACTTTACCGATACTCCAGGGGAAAATGGTAAAGGTGTAATTTCTGTTGTTAAAGAACGTAATCAAGATGGTAAATTTGAAGTTGTAATTAAGTCAGCAGGGACAGTTGATTATATAAAAGGAGAAATATTACTGAATACAATTACATTTTCTTCCACTGATAAAGATAATGATATTGTTGAAATTCAAGCAGTTCCTGATTCAAATGATGTGATTGGTTTAAAAGACCTTTATCTCTCTTTCTCGGTTGCTGATAGTGAGATAAATATGATTAAAGATACTATTACATCTGGCGAACAGATCTCTGGCGTCGGTTATAAAGTTACTTCAAGTTACCTAAACGGAGAACTTAAGAGAGGATAAGAATGATACAAACAGGCTTTGAAAGAAGGGTAAAAGTTCAACAAGTAATTGAAAGTCAGTTACCCGAATTTCTTAGATCCGAAAGTCCTAAATCTATTGACTTTCTGAAGCAATATTATATTTCTCAAGAACATCAGAGTGGTGCTGCTGATATTGTTGAGAACTTAGATCAATATCTAAAATTTGATAACCTTACACCAGAGGTTATCACTGGATATACCAGTTTGACCGTTGGTATATCATCTACTGCTGATACTATTCAAGTTTCTACTACTAAGGGTTTTCCTGATGAGTATGGTCTGTTTAGGATCGATGATGAAATTATAACATACACCGGAAAAACTGCCACTTCTTTTACTGGATGTATTCGCGGTTTTAGTGGTATTTCTTCTTATCGCTCTGAACTTGATCCTGAAGAGTTGGTATTTAGTGATACCTCAGAAAAAGTTCATGCTAATGGATCTAACGTACAGAATCTCAGTGCTCTGTTCCTCAAAGAATTTTATAGAAAATTAAAATATTCCTTTGCTCCTGGTCTTGAAGATGTTGATTTTGTAGATAATTTAGACGTAAACAACTTCATTAAAGAAATAAGAAGTTTATATGAATCAAAAGGAACTGAAGATTCTTTTAAAATTCTCTTCAAAGTTCTTTATGGTGTTGATCCGAAGGTAATTGATTTAGAAGATTTTCTCATCAAACCTTCATCAGCAAAGTTTACAAGAAGAGAAGAAGTTGTCGTTGAGAGGGTTTCTGGAGATCCAAACAGATTAGTTGGACAAACAATCAGAAAATCCACTGATAGTTCTACTCAAGCTTCTGTATCTGAAGTTGAAATTTTTACACGCTCTGGAATTAACACATATTTCAAACTCGGATTGTTTGTAGGTTTTGATGATAGAGATCTTATTGAGGGAACTTTTAAAGTTCAACCATCTACAAAAGTGGCAAATACGGTAAGTGTTGGCGCTTCTGTGGTGACAGTTGATTCTACAGTTGGATTTGCTCAAACTGGAAAAATTATTTCTGGAAGAAATACTATTGAGTATAAAGATAAAACTGTAAATCAATTTCTTGGATGTAGTGGTATTGGAACTGCCATTACCCCCTCAACAGAACTTAGGACTGATGAAGTTTACATCGGTTTTGAAGATGGTGATATTTCTAAGAAAGTAGAAGTTCGTATTGGTGGAGTTCTTTCCAAATTCAAGGCAACAAATGATATTCTACTCTCAAATGAGGGGCAAGAGATATTTGTCAAAAATATTGGTGAAAAAATTAAAAATCCAGAGGTTAATAAAACCGATAAACAAATATTTGCTAATAGTTGGATTTACAATACAAGTTGTAGATTTGATGTTGAGAGCATCAGTGGATCTACAGTACAATTAAAAAGTGAAATTGATGATTCTAGTCTTAAAGTTGGAGATACTGTTGATATTTTAAATGGAACAACAGAAACTGTTCTTCATGCTAATGCTGTAGTTGCTACAGTCAGCACTAGTAACAAGCAAATTACTCTTAACAACCTTGTAGGGTTTACTGCTAATTCCACGACGATTTATACGATTAGAAGAAAACTTGAAACCGCTACCAGTAGTGGAACTTCATTATTCTATGGTGATGATAACATCACTAGTGATGTTCAAAATGTATACACGGACGATACTCACGCATATGTTGCTTCCAACTCTTTACCCTCATATGACATTACTGAGAGCGTTCTGAGCGCAACCCTTGCGTCTTCTGCTGGAAGTGCCCTTCAGGGATTTGATGCAACAACACAAAAATATAGTATTATCTCTTTTGCATCACCAGTACCGTTCGTAACCGGTGATGAAGTTTTCTATAAAGCATCGTCAGACACTCTTGTAGGCGTCTCTGAGGGTGTTTACTTTGTGAAGGTGCTATCTGCATCCAACCAGATTAAACTCTTTGCTTCTAGGTCTTTGATTGAAGGGGGATCTTCTTTAGAATTTACATCTGCTGGTGCAGGGTCTCATAAATTTGTTCTTGCATCTCAGAAAAGTGAGGCAATTTATCCTCAACAATTGCTCAAAAAATTTCCAATCGTTAGAAACATTAAAGACGGTAAGGGAACACTAACTATACCTGGATCTACAGGGATGTTGGTTAATGGCACCGAAATCATAAATTATAAGTCTAATGACAAAATTTATTCTGGTCCAGTTGAAAATGTAAGACTTTATAATGGTGGTAAAAACTATGATGTAATTAATCCGCCAACTATAGAAATCGGTTCTCCTGGAGCGGGTTATACTACTGCTCTAGTCAGAGCTGTGGTTCGGGGTGGTGTTACTGAAGTCAAAATTGATCCTCAAGATTTTGACCTAGTTGATGTTACTTCTATCACTATTCAAGGTGGTAACGGATCAGGTGCAGTTTTACAACCAATATTGGAAACTAGATATCGTGAAGTAGAGTTTGATGCTCGTTTAACTTCTGGTGGTGGTTCTGTTGATAATAGTGCAGATACTATAACCTTTAATAAACCACACAACCTTCGAGATGGTGATGCTCTTGTTTATAGTAGAAACGGTAACAATGCAATTGGTATTGGAACTTTTGGTGGTTCAAATACCCATCAAAACAAAGCATTAGCAAGTGGATCTGTATATTTTGCTCAAGTTGTCAATACAACAACGATTAAGTTGTATGAAACATTTGAAAATTATTCAAGTGGAATTAGCACAGTAGGTTTTACAACTACCTCTCAGGGTATTCATAAATTTAGATTGTTTGATGGTAAGAAAAATATTAGTTCTGTTAAAGTTACAAATTCTGGGAGTGGTTATGAAAACAGACAGTTAAAAGTCAAATCTGAAAATATCTCCACAGTCAGTGATTTAATAACCTTTAAAAATCATGGATTTTCTGATGGAGACAAAGTACTTTACACAACAGATAATACTGCCGTAACAGGATTAAGCACTAATGTACAATATCAAGTATTGAAAGTTGATGACAATTCTTTTAGAGTTGCAAATGCAGGAGTTGGTGGAACAAACACAACAGACTACATTAAAAAACAACATGTCAATATTACTGGTGTAGGAACTGGAATTCAAAATTTTGCTTATCCACCCGTAACAATTACTGTTAATGCAGAATTTGATGGTGTATCTGGTATCATTACAGCAACTCCATCTGTAAGAGGTGAAATCGTTGATTTATACTTATACGAAACTGGTACAGGTTATGGATCGACAATTCTTAACTTCCATAAGAAACCAAATATTAATATTAAAAATGGTAAAAATGCTGAGTTAAAACCACTTATTTCTGGAGGAAAGGTTGTCTCAGTACAAATTACTAATACTGGTAGTGAGTACTCATCTGCTCCAGATCTTAAGGTTGAAGGCGAAGGTGTTGGTGCAAAACTTAGAGCTATTGTCAGCGGTGGAAAAATCACGAATGTTGTAGTTCTTACTGGTGGTGCAGGATATGTTCAAAATACCACCTCAATAGTAATAACTTCTGCTGGTGCTGGTGGTGTTATTGATGTTGAAGTTAGAGATTTAACTTGTAACACTCATGATAGATTTGGTGATGAGGTTCTAATTGAGAATGATCAGAAACTTGGATATGGATTAGTAGGATATTCCACTGCTATCGGTGCAGATGCGTTTGGTGATATTGGTGGAACACATTCTCCAATTATCGGTTGGGCATATGATGGCAACCCCATATATGGTGGTTATGCATATACTGATGCAGCAGATGTAAACTCGGGTATCAAAATTCTCACCAGCAGTTATGAATTAGCAACTGCGGAAGTTTCTGATCGACCTTCTGGATTTGATGCTGGATTTTTTGTAGAAGATTATAAATTTACCAATTCTGGAGATCTTGATGAACATAACGGAAGATATGCTAAAACTCCAGAATATCCGAATGGAGTTTATGCTTATCATGCCTCTGTTACTAGTGATGGAAAGAGTAGCAATTTCCCATTCTTTATTGGTGAATCTTACTGTTCTGTTCCAGTAACTCAAAATATTAATCAGACTTTTGACTTTAATTCCTCTGAATTAAGAAGAAATACCCTTCCTTACACCGCTTCTGATAAATTTGCTAGTAATGATTTTGTTTCTGAACCAAACGAAACCCTCATACAAAAAGCCGTAATTGACTCTATTACTAGGGGACCTGTAGATGGGTTAAAAATTAATATTTCTGGTTCTAATTATAGAGTTGGAGATACTGCAGTCTTTGACAATAGTGATACTAACGGTGGGGGACTCTCTGCATATGTTGGTATAGTTACTGGTAAATCTATTGTAGACGTAACTACCACAATTCAGAGTCATCAAAATGCAGTGCTTGTTTGGGAAAAGAGTGGTGCAGTATCTGTTAATGTAGATCCATTCCATGGATATTTTGATAATGATCAAATTGCCGTTTCTGGTCTTTCTACTTTTATTGATGGTCTAACAAAATCTCACAAAATTGGTGTTACATCAGAAAGAACTCGCCTCTCTATTGAAGCGGCAGCTAACTCTACAGTTGGATTTGTTACCGATATTTTTGTCAATAGAATTGTTAATTCTATTTCTGTAGGAAGTACTTTAGGAATCGGCACAGAGACTTTATCCGTTTTAGGTACATATCCAGACAAAAAGGTAATTAGAGTCTTGAGGGGGATTGTAGGTGCCGCACACACTGCAAATACTGATGTATTTGTATCTCCAAGTAAATTTACTTTGCCCGTAAATTCTCCTTACTTTGATTCTGCTGTAAACGATAAGGTATTCTTCAACAGCATTCAATCTGTAGGTATAGGAACTACCACTGGAGCATCCTCTTCTAAAGGATATTTCACTGGAAGTCGTCAATATACTATTTCAGTTCCAACTCAAGGAATTTACTTACCTAATCACCCATTTAAAACTGGCGATCAAGTTACATTTGAAAGGTTTGCTGGATCACAAGGATTTACGGTTTCTAACACTAATACTAGTGCAACTTATAGTATTCCACAAAGCGGTAATACTGAAACCTTATTTGTAGTTAAAAAGACTGATAATATAATTGGTCTTTGCACTCAAGTTGGACTGACTACAAATACTGAAGGATTATATTTTAGAAATATTACCTCTAACGCTGATAGTCGAGATTACAGATACTCGTTAACTTCAAACAAAACTCAAGTAACTGCTAAAGTAGAAAAAATTAGATCCAAAGTTGCTGTTTCTACAGCACATGGTTTGATAAATGGTGATATTATTAATCTAAGTGTAAACTCTGACCAATCAGTTGGTATTGGCACATCTGTTTCTGTATATCTAAAATATAATTCTGCTAACGATAAATTACTTGTCAATCCGATTGGATTTACATCCACAGCGGTAAATACATCCACCAATAGACTCACTCTTACAGAACATGGTTTAAAAACGGGTGACAAGGTATTTTATGATTCTAATCTCATAATATCTGGTCTTAGCACTGGTTCTTACTTTGTTTATAGAATTGATGATAATAATATCAATCTTACGAACACTAAATTTGATGCAGTTTCAAATCCACCAACAGTAGTAAGTTTTGGATCTACTGGTGGTTCCAGTCAAGAATTATCTGCAATTAACCCAAGACTGAGTGTTGTTAGAGACAACAACTTGGTATTTAATGTTAATGATTCTTCTTTGAGTGGTTATAACTTTAGACTCTATTATGATCGTGACTTTAAAAATGAATTAGTCTCTATTGGTTCCTCTACAACATTCAACACTGTTGGTGTTGGTACTGTTGGTATTGCAAATACAGTAACCCCATCAACAGTTACTCTCAACTTTAGTAAGGATCTTCCATCCAAAGTTTACTATCAACTAGAAAAAGCAGGTTATATCAGCACCGCTGATACTGAGGTAACAAATTACTCTGAAATTGACTTTGTTGATAGCACTTATTCCGGAACATATAGTATTACTGGAGTTGGTGAAACCGTATTTACAGTTTCACTCAAGAGTATTCCAGAGGACCTTGATTATAATCAGGCATCCACAAGGGTTCTTAAATATTCTACTTCTTCACCAAGAGCTCTTGGTGGTATTGATAGAATGGAAATCACCTTTGGTGGTGCAGGTTATAAAAAACTTCCCAAGTTTGTAAGCATCGCATCCACTGCAGGTACAAACGCAGACATCATTCCTACATCTACAACTCTTGGTAGAATTAATCAAGTTACTATTCAAGATTCTGGGTTTGATTTTTCTGCTGATAAGACACTTAGTCCGGAAGTTTATATCTCACCAAATATTACAGTCATTAATAGAAATACCATTTCTGGTATAACAATAACTTCTGGTGGTTCAGGATTTACTTCTCCCCCAGACCTTGTTCTTGTTGATCCTGATACAGGATCTGCTTATGATAATGGAAGTCTCATAGCGAAGATACAGGGTTCATCTATTAATAAAATTGAAATACTTGATGTTCCTAAAGGTCTCTCTGATACAGAATCTAAAGTATTCTCAGTCAATAATAGTAATGGTGTTGGTATTAATAGTATCTTCTCATCACCTGCAGGTGTTGTAACTTGCGTTCTTGCAACTCCAACCCTAGGATTTACAACTTCATCAGCACCATTTGCTGTAAATGATCTTGTATACGCTGAAAACATTTCATTAGCATCTACTACAGGAACTGGATTTAATTCTCAAGACTATTCTTACAACTTCTTTAAAGTAACTGCTTATAGAAACACAAATCCTGCAGAAGTTGAATTTGATATTTCTCCTTTTGCAACTAACGCTGGTGTTGCTCAAACAGATGGTCAAAGCACTTTTGCTACTTTAATTAATAAAAACAACTATCCGACCTTTACAGTAACACAAACTCCTTTAGAGTTTATTGTTGGTGAATCTTTGTTTATAAAATCTGGAAATACTTACACAGAAATAGATTTAATAGTTACAAATAATCTTAATGATTCAATTAAGGTTTATGGAACTCATGATCTTTCCAAGGATGATGTGATTGTCGGCAAGAACTCTGGCACCATAGCGACTATCAGTAAAATTGATGAAAACACTGGTATCTTTGAGGTTGATTATTCTCTTGAGACCAACTATGGTTGGTCAGATGATATTGGCAAATTGAACGTTGATTATCAAGTAGTTCAAGATAATGATTACTATCAGAATCTCTCTTACAGTATTAAGAGTCCAATTGAATTTGAAAAATGGGTAAATCCTGTTAATAGAATTCTTCATTCTTCAGGATTAAAAAACTTTGCAGATACTGGAATTACAACTGAAGGAAAAGTTTCTGCCGCCACGAGCACCTCTGCAAATAGCACTGCTCTTATTGACATCATTAATGTGAATGCAAATGGAACCACTATGAGAGTTGATGCAATCAACTTCTTTGATTTTGGTATTGATGTTGATGCTTCAAACAACAAATCTAAGTTTATTAAGTTCCAGAATAAGAGACTTTCAGACTACATCGAGTGTAAGACTAATAGAGTTCTTACCATCGACAACTTCAATAGCAAATTCTCTAACCAAGAAAATGCTAATAGCACACAATATCGTGATATTGATAAGTTTATTGCTAATGATGGATATAGTAGATATTTGATTCAGATGATTAAACCTAATAGTAAGGATCTACAAGCAACTGAACTGATTGTTGTTAATACAAAAAATGACGATTTAATCACTGTTGAAAAAGCATCTATCCATAATACGAAAGATGACCTTGCTGATATTGAAGCATTCAAAGATACTTTTGATAACGTTTCACTAAGACTTACACCAGATGATCCTTTTAATGATGACATAGATGTCAAATTTATAAAGAACAACTTTAACACTACTCTTGCAGGTGTTGGTACACAATCAGTTGGATTTGTCAATCTAATTGGAAATAATCTTTCTGTTGGTGTTGGTTCTACGGGATTAGTCTTTGAAGGTTCTTCAAATGGAACTGAGTCTATATTTGCAAATATTGAACTTATTGACACTGTTACTAAGGATAAGACAATTGTTGATATGTTTGTTGATCATGATGGTACTGACACTTATAGATCTGACTTCTTCTTTGACAACAGCACTCTCGGATATTCTCCTAAGTTTATTGGAACTTTCACCAGTAACATTGCATCTGGTGTCCTAAAGTTGAATTTTGAGAATACAGAATCCAATAATGTTCTGGTTCGTTCTAGAATTGTTGGATTCAATACAGTTGGTGCTGGAATTGGAACACACATCTTTAAAGCAAGTGGTCAACCGGATAGTGCCGTTAGAGAGGGTCGTCTTGAAACTAAATTCTCTACGTTCTCTGGAACTGGAATTTCTACAGTTCTGACTTACGTTAAATCAGATGTAACAACAGTTAAATCTACCGCAAAGGTATCTTATGGTAATACTTCTGCGTTACATCAAGTATTGTTTAATCATAATAATACAAATGCTTTTACAGTACAGTATCCACATCTGTCAATTGGCAGCACCATGGGTATTGGTACATTTGGTGCTGAAATTAGTGGTGATAATTTCATACTAATATTCCATCCAGATCCAAATATTAGTAATGATATTACTGTACAAACGTACAGTGAAATAATTCAAACTGAAAAAGATCTTAATAATATTCCTGCAACTTTAAGTTATGGGTCAGCAAATGAACAATTAAAAACCACTCAGTTTGATTCTGTCAATGGTGATAGGACTAATAAGGTTGATTTTGATGTCAAGCATAATAATGTTACAGTATTTGAAAAACAATTCAATCCTGGTATTTCAACCGTAGTCAATCTTGGTACAGGTGTATTCACAATCGCTGATCATTTCTTCAGTGATCGCGAAAAACTAATATACACACCAAGATCAACTTTCATAGATGGTGCCTATGCTTCCATGGTGATGTCTACAGGTAGTGTTCTTCCATCCACAGTTTATGCTATTAAAGTTAATAATAATGAATTTAAATTGGCCACCAGTAAAACCGGTGCGGCAGTTACATTCAATTCTGCTGGTAGTGGAAATGGACATACTCTTGAAATGGAAAAGAAACTTGAGAAATCTCTAATTACGATTGATGGCGTCTCAAGGTCTCCTTTAGCATTCTCCAACATTAACTATACACTTAGCAATAATGGTGGTTCTATTTCTGTTGGTACAACATACTTTGGTATCTCTGGAATTTCTTCTATTTTACCAGGTGATGTTTTAAAAGTTGATAATGAGTTTGTCAAAGTTAACGCTGTTGGTCTTGGAACTACAACTATTGGTCCTATTACAGGAACAGGTTCTTTCAATGTTGTCAAAACTGAGAGGGGATTTGTCGGAACCTTAGCAACCACACATACTGACGGATCTACCATCAGAGTGTTCCAAGGTTCTTACAATATGACTAGAAGTAAGATTCACTTTACCGAAGCACCTAGAGGTAATACTCAAGAACTGGTTGATAATAGCAATATTCCATTCCATAAGTCTACTTTTAATGGTAGAGTATACTTAAGAAATGATTATGCATCTAATCAAATTTATGATGATATTACTAGACAGTTTACTGGTATTGGCGCAACATATCGTTTGACTGTTGGTGGTGCTAACACAACAGGTATTGAAACTGGAAGTGGTTTGGTATTCATAAACAATATATTCCAAACTCCAACCACTGATAATAATATCGGAGGAAATTATAGTTTCACTGAAAGTGGTGGTGTTTCTAATGTTGTATTTACTGGAGTAAAAGATTCAAACGATAACCTTGTAATTTCTGAAACTGATGTAAATAAAAATCAACTTCCAAGAGGTGGAATGATTGTTTCTCTTGGATCTACTCAAGGTCTTGGAATAGCCCCTCTGGTTGGTGCATCTGTAACCGCGTTTGTGTCTGGTGGTGTAATTCAGACTATTGGAGCTGGTGCTACTGATATTCTTGGTTCTGGATACCGTGGAACTGTTGCTATTGGAATCACCGATCCAAATCATACTGGTAGTGCTGCCGCTGTCACAGTGACAGTTGGTGCTGGTGGATCTCTTGCATTCAATGTAACGAATGGTGGATCTGGTTTTAGTTACAATCCAACTATCAATATTCCATCACCTTCTTACGAAAATCTTTCAATCGTAGGAGTTTCTCGTCTTGGTCAAGGTGCTACAACGGATACTGGTAGTGGACTTCTTCTCAATGTTGAAGTTGGTGCTGCCATAACCGCAGTTGGAATTGGATCTACTCTATTTGAGGTTAAAAATTTCAAGATTACTAGAAATGGATATGGATTTAGAATTGGAGATAAATTCAAAGCAGTGGGTCTTGTAACTGCTAAGGGTCTTCCAGCGATGGTCCATGAACCTGAATTCGAAGTTTTGAATGTGTTTAATGATAAGTTTGCTGCTTGGCAATTTGGCGAACTTGATTATATTGATTCTATCTCCAATCTTATTAACGGTTCACGTACAAGATTCCCATTAAATTATAAAGGAGAACTCCTGAGTTTTGAAGTTGATAAGAATAATCCAGATTCTTCAGTAATTGATCTTGAGGCAGTTCTACTGATTTATGTTAATGGTGTTATCCAACAACCAAATGTTCACTATCAATTTGTTGGTGGTACATCAATTGTATTCACCACAGCACCAACTTCAAATGACAACATTGATATCTTCTTCTATAGAGGAACAAGAGGGACTGATAGTGTCAGCGTAGACGTAAACACCACTATTGAACCTGGTGATCTTCTACAAATGCAAAAAACTGAAAATAGTTCATCGCAAGATCCTAGAACAGTTTACAATATTAACAATTCTGATAAGGTAGAAACTAATATCTACGCTGGTTTAGGTATAGATGAAACAAACTTTAAACCACTTAGTTGGATTAAGAATAAAGTAGACCAAACACTTGGTGGAGAACTTGTTAATAAGTCTAGAGATTCTATCGAAGGTCAAGTTTATCCTACTGCAAGAGTTATCGGAGATATCTCCGCATCCGCAACCGAAATATTTGTTGATGACGCTCAATTCTTCAATTATGAAGAAAATGAATCTTCCATCAATATTACTAGTGTCAACGGATTACTTGTAAATACGTCAACTGTGCATGTATCTGCTGCCGTCACTGCTGTAGTTTCCTCAACAGGAACGATTAGTTCTTTGGATGTTACTGAAGGTGGTGCTGGTTATTCTGGTTCTGCAACTGTCAAGATTGCTGCACCAAAAGCAGTTGGTGTTGGTGTTGGTACAACTGCTACCGGCACAGTTGCTATCGTAAATGACTTTATCAACTCTGCATCTGTAACGAATGCTGGTTTCGGATATACGCGCACGGCACCACCACAGGTGCTTGTTTCTACACCAGCACTTTCCGTTGAAACTTTGACTGGAATTACTGCTGTTGCTGGTTTTGCTGCAACAATAACTGGTATTGCTACAGCAGTTGGAACTGGAGGAAATGCTCTTGCTCTTGCGTTTAGTTTCACAGCATCTAGCACTGCAGGACTTCAAGAAGGTTATCCAATATTTGTCAAGAACACAAGTGTTGGTAATGGCGTTAGATCTATCAACGGATCTGATAATTCAATCGTTGCCATCGGTACAACATTCCTTGACAACATTTACATTATCAACGATCTTCATACAACTGCGACGACTGGAGTTGCTACTTGCAATATCCTCTCTACTACCACACATGCAGGTCTCACTACTACAGGTAGTTTGACAGATCCACGAGGAACACTCTCCTGGGGTAGACTTTCTGGATTTACCAGAGCATCCTCTCCAGTTTCAATTGGTGTCACTGGTTTGAGAGTTGATGCTGGATTATCAACATTCCCCACTATCCAAAGACGAGGATTCGGTTTGAGAGATAATGGTTCTCTCAGAAAGGACCTGGGATAGTTATAAATACAGAAAAAAGCTAGCAACAATGGCGGCAATTGTAACCGATCAGTTTAGAATATTAAATGCGGGAAACTTTGTAGATTCCGTCACTAGTTCTGCAAACTCTTACTATGTTTTTGTTGGTCTATCAAATCCCTCTATAGTTGGATTTGGAAGAACTACAGACTGGGATACAAACACACCCAGTCCTACCGATAGTATTGATTATACCAATTTTATTGGTGATAATATATCTTTTGGTAAAAAAGTCTCCTCTGCTAATGTAAGAAGACTGGTTAGGAGAGTTGATTGGACTAGTGGAACAAAATATGAGATGTATCGTCACGATTACAGTCTCAAAAATCTTTCTCCAACTACCAAGTCTGCAAGACTTTATGATGCGAACTACTATGTAATGAATAGTGAGTTCAAAGTATACACTGTAATTGATAATGGGTCTTCTGGAATTAGTACAACAGGAAACGCTTCCCTTGATGAACCAACCTTTACAGACCTTGAACCATCAAAAGCAGGTGTAAGTGGAGATGGATATATTTGGAAATATCTTTTTACAGTGTCTCCAAGTGATATCATTAAGTTTGATTCTACTGAATATATCTCTCTTCCAAATAATTGGTCAACATCAACAGATGCTCAGATAGTTGCCGTTAGAAATAATGGTGATTCTGATACTAATGAAAATCAAATTAAAAAAGTTTATATTGACCAACAAGGATTGGGATATTCACAAGGATCACATGAAGTTAATATTTTAGGTGATGGTACTGGTGGTAAAGTAATTGTTGATGTAGATGTAAACGGAAAAATTACAAATACGGTCGTTTCTTCCGGTGGTAAAAACTATAGTTATGGAATTGTTGATCTTGGATCTATAAATTCTAATTCTAGTACTAAAGCAAAACTAATTCCAATCATTCCACCATCAAAAGGTCATGGTCATGATCTTTATAAAGAACTTGGTGCTGATAAAGTTCTTGTTTATGCGAGATTTGATGATTCGACTAGAGATTTTCCAACTGATGTAACTTTTGCACAAATAGGTATTGTAAAAAATCCAACTTCTATTGGATCTACTACTATCTTTACTGAAAATCAGTTCTCCTCTTTGGGTGCATTAAAGTTTACATCAGTTACTGGAACAGTATCTGTTGGTGATAAGATTAGTCAAAGTGTTACTGGTGGAAAAGCAGTTGGATTTGTTGCATCGTTTGACAACGAAACCAAAGTATTGAAGTATTTCCAAGATAGAAATGCTTTCTTCAATCAAACAACATTTGATCAAACAGATTATATTGGTGTTTCTACTAACGGTAATTTGTATGCATTTGCCTCAAACACAAATGCTGTGACTACCACTGGAGGATTTTCCGGTTCTATTGATACTGGATTTACCGGTATTACTACAAATCCAACGGGAACAAAACTTATTTCAATTGGCACTCAAATCACAAATGGTATTGCCAATCCTGAGATAAATAAAAGGTCAGGAGATGTTGTCTATATTGACAATCGTCCAGCAATCTCCAGAAATTCAAGACAAAAAGAAGACGTTAAAATCATCCTGGAATTTTAAACGATGCCACAGAAAACTAATCTCAATATTAATCCTTATTTTGATGATTTCGATAAGGATGATAATTTTTACAAGGTTTTATTTAAACCAGGATTTCCAGTTCAAGCTAGAGAACTGACGACTCTGCAGTCAATTCTGCAGAATCAAATAGAGTCTTTTGGAAGTCATATGTTCAAAGAGGGATCGATGGTGATCCCCGGAAATGTCATATATGATTCTGAATATCCTGCGGTAAAGTTAAACGGAGATCATCTTGGTATTGATATTTCAGTTTATGGTAAGAACCTTGTAGGAAAGAGATTAAAAGGTCAAACATCTGGTATTGTTGCTAAAGTTGACAGATTTGAAAATGTATCGGAATTAACTGGCGTAACAAATCCATCTATTTTTGTAAAGTATGTTGAGTCTGGAGATAATAACCAACTTGAACCCTTCCAGGATGGTGAAGTTTTAATCACCCAAGAATCTTTCACTTATGGAAACACCTCTATCAATGCTGGTGAGACTGTAGCATCTCTTATTTCTGAAGATGCCACATCAGTCTCCAGTTCAGTATCAATTGGTTCTGGAGTATACTTCATTAGAGGAACTTTTGTAGATGTTTCTACTGATAAGATATTTTTAGATCCATATTCCAATACGTCATCGTATAGAGTTGGTTTAAGTATTAATGAAGAAATCATCACGGCGAAAGATGATGATTCTTTATATGATATTGCCAAAGGATTTTCAAACTTTGCTGCACCAGGAGCAGATAGATTAAAAATTAGTTTAACATTATCTAAAAAACTTTTAACAGATAATGATGACAAGACCTTTGTAGAACTTGTTAGAGTTCAAGATGGTGAATTAAAAAGAATTGAAAATAGATCAAATTATAATTTAATTAGAGATTATTTTGCTCAGAGAACTTTTGAAGAGTCGGGTAACTATTCTCTTGATAACTTTGATATTGAAGTTAGAGAGTCTTTGAATGATAGACTTGGTAATGAGGGAGTATTTTTCTCAAATCAATCTACAGACGATGGAAATGTTCCATCTGAAAATCTGATGGGGGTTTCTGTTTCTGCAGGAAAAGCATATGTAAAGGGATATGATGTAGAAAATCAATCTACTAAAATTATTGATGTTGAAAAACCAAGAGACACTAGAACAATCTCTAATTCATTAGTTCCTTTTGAAATGGGAACACTGATTCGCGTCAATAATGTTCAAGGAACTCCATTATTTGGTGTTAATAATAATAGTAATATTGTAAGACTTCAGGGTCGAAGAAGAGGTACTTCCACAACTGCTGCCACTGGCACGGAAATTGGTCAAGCTAGAGTATACAATTTTAGTCTTACAGATTCTGCTCAAGTAAATCTTTCTACTTCTTGGGACTTATATGTTTTTGATGTTCAAACATATACAACTATCAGTTTAAATGAAAACGCACTAACTGCTGACATCCCCGTCAGTTCTTACATTAGAGGTGTAAGTAGTGGTGCTTCTGGATATGTTCAAAGTGCTCCTGGTGGCACTACCAACATTACCCTGATGCAGACATCAGGGACCTTCATAGTTGGTGAGCAACTTTTAATTAATGAGAGTAAAGAAATTTCTCGTTCAATTACAAGTCTGACTACTTATGGTATTGAAGATGTTAAGTCTGTTTATCAGGACTCTACATCACTTAATTCAGAACTCAAGAGAGATTTTATTGCTGATACTATTCTTGAGAGGAGACTTCCTACTGGATTTGGTATAGCAGATACCGTTCGGATTAGCACTGCTGGTGCTATGACTTGTCCTGGTAAATTCTTCAATAATATCAAAGTTGGAGATATTGTCAGATATCAGATCGCTGGAACTAGTGACGAAACGTTTAACAGAGTTTCTGCTGTAAATTCTGCTAAAACACAAGTTACTTTAGTTGCCGAGGAAGATAGAACTAACGTTTGTGATGGTGGTCTTCCGGGATCAACTTTTACGGGAACATTTACATTAGGTGTGCCTATTGTTAGAGAACGTGGTGGTTTGTTTGCACCTCTTGAAGAACAAAATGTTTCTTCGGTTGATTTGGGATCCTCTAATCTTTTAGTTTCCAGTCAAATTAGAGAGCAGTCAACCAGTTCTACTGGATCACTGTCTATTAACGTATCTGCGACTGGAATCAGTAGTTCCCTCTTTGAATCTTTTGATCAAGAAAGATTCAGCATTCATTACAATGATGGATCTATCGAAACTTTAACTGGTGATCAGGTATCTCTCAGTTCTTCAGGTCAAGTAATTAATTTTACAGGACTTACTGCATCACAATCTAGTAATGTAACAGTTAACACAACTGTTAAAAAAATTGGTATTACCAATAAAGATAAAGTTTACACGAGAAGCACAAAAGTAGAGGTAACTAATTCTGCTAGTGGTGTATCTACATCTATTTCTCAAACCACTCAAAGTGATTTCTATGGAACTAGAATTCAAGATAGAGAAATTTCTCTGAATGTTCCTGATGTTGCAGAAGTTGTCGCTGTTTATGAATCATTAGGAACATCTATTCCAACTTTAGATTCTCTTGAATTTCCTGCAGGATTAGCACTCAATACAGCGTCAATTTTAGGAGAAAGAGTAGTTGGATCTACAAGTAATGCAATCGCTCAAGTAGTTACAAGATCTTCAGCAACTAAAGTTGAGATAGTTTACCTTACTGAGGATAAATTTAATGTTGGTGAAAATGTAAGATTTGAAGAGTCTAATCTTATTGCACCTTTACAGGTAATTGGACTCGGAAATTATGAAGATGTTACCAATAACTATACTCTTGATACAGGTGTCAAAGAACAATTCTATGATTATTCAAGAATTGTACGAAAAGAAAATATAAATTATAAACCATCTAGAAAACTATTAATAATTTACAATCACTATACAGTTCCCACTAATGATAGTGGTGATGTATATACAGTAAATTCGTATGATGCTGCTAGATTTAAATCGGATATTCCCGAGGCAGGAAATTTAAGAGCATCTGATACCTTAGATTTTAGACCTAGAGTTTCTGATTTTACTTCTACATCACTTTCTCCTTTTGACTATACTGCAAGAACTTTTGCTACAACGGGAACTAATCCAACTTTACTGGTTACACCAAACGAAAGTTCTTTAGTTGGATTTAGTTACTATCTACCAAGAATTGATAAAGTAGTATTCACCACTCAAGGAAATATTGCTGTAATAAAAGGAACCAGTGCCGAGAATCCAAAGGAACCTGAAATTAGTGGTGATATGATGGAATTGGCAAAAATTGAGTTGCCAGCATATCTTTATAACACTTCTGATGCAGTATTGACTTTTACTGATAACAGAAGATATACAATGAGAGATATTGGAAAGATTGAGGATAGAGTTGAAACTTTAGAAACTCTTACATCACTTTCTCTTCTTGAACTTGATACTAAAACATTCCAGGTTAGAGATGCTGATGGTTTAGATAGATTTAAATCTGGTTTCTTTGTTGATGACTTTGCCGACAATCAAAGAATGGAAGATAAGTCGGAGTCTGGTGTCAAGAATAATGAATTAGGAACGCCCGTTGATTATTTCACTCTCAAACCAGAAATTGCTACAGGTCTTCCAACCGCTAGTATAGATTTTGGATTGAACTTTGACCTTCTCGATCCAAATACTCAAAAGACTGGTGATTTAATTACACTTAAATATGATAATAAAGGATGGATCAAGCAACCACTTGCATCTAGAGTTGAGAATGTAAATCCATTTAACATGGTTGCATTCACAGGTAGAGTAAATATTTCTCCAGCTAGAGATAGTTGGACAAGGACAGTTACGGTTGACGGTGGAACAAGGGTTACTAGAGTATCAACTGATCCTTTTAGTGGTAGACAAGGAGGAAGTTCTAGTATCAGCACTGTTTCGGAGGGTAGAACTGCCGATACACATATCAGATCTAGGAATGTACAATTTGCAGCAACTGGTTTAAGACCTCTTACTAGACACTACAATTTCTTTGATAGTACCACAGATTTGGATGTAATTCCAAAACTAACAGAAATTAGTATGACATCTGGTGTATTCCAGGCGGGAGAAACTGTTAGAGGATTTATTGGTTCTAGACAATTGTTCTCGGCAAGAATCTGCAATCCTAATCATAAGTCAGGTCCAATAACTAATCCGTCCACAAAATATAGTTTAAATCCATATAATAGGAGTTTAGAACTTCCTGAAGTATATTCTGCATCCTCCACAGTTCTAAACATTGACATTAATTCTCTAATGGAAGATGTTCTTGGAACATTCAATGGACGTATCGCAAAAGATATGGTTCTTCTTGGAGTAACAAGTGGAGCACAAGCAAAAGTTGCGGACATTAGATTAATTACTGATACCTTTGGTGATATAACAGGATCTTTCTTCTTTAGAGATCCATTAGCTTCTCCAACACCA